GCATTACACTACCTAACTACATAATTCAACCCAGTAAACTATACGCTAGAAGATTAAGATTTGCTAAATATATTAAAAAAGAGCATAAAAACAACAACCTAGCGTTAGACAGGCTTATACAGTTAGAGCGTGTTCAAAGGCTAGAGCATATCAAACAGCTTCAACAGCTTCAACAGCTTCAACAGCTTCAACAGCTTCAACAGCTTCAACAGCTTCAACAGCTTCAACAGCTTCAACAGCTTCAACAGCTTCAACTAAATTATGAGGATTTTAACCCTAAAACTGTCAAGCCAAATTCAATAGTTTATCTTGATCCTCCATATGAAGATACAGCAGAATATGCAGTTGGAGGATTTAATCACAATACATTTTATGAATGGGTAAAAGAATTTGATTGCCCTGTTTATATATCTAGCTATAAATCAAGAGATTGGTTAAAGCCTGTGCTTACATTGAAGCACAGGCAAACTTTATCGCGAGCTGGAGTTAATCAAGGCGTTAGTGAAAAGCTATTTTGGAACGGAAAGGAGTAATATATAATCATGGAAACTACAAACCAAGTTAAAAAAGTGCCTAACCCTGACGGCAAAGGTGGCTTCGGTGATAACCCAGAAAACCGTAACCCTGGTGGCTGGAAAAAAGAAGATTCTATAGGCTATCAATACCGTATGCTTCAAAGACTTACAATTGAAGAACTAGAAAAATGGACAGACGAACATCCGAAAAACATCAGGACAGTAGCACAGGACTTAGCATACAAAGCATTGATTAAAGCACAAAAAGAACTGCCGTACTTGAAAGAGGTGACAGACCGCTCAGAAGGTAAAGCGCCACAATCTATAGATATGACTACAAACGGCGAGTCATTAAACCCATATAACGCACTTACTGCAGAAGAACTTAGAAAACTAGCAAAGGATAAGTAAATGTCTGAAATACCAGACTATGTAAGGTTAGAAGCTAAAAAAGAGTTAGCACGTCGATATTTTTATGACTATTGTAGTTATAGATACCCCCAACTGTATAAAGATGACAGAGTATTTTTAAAAGAGATGTGTGACAGTATACAAGACTTTGTAGAACAGAATAATAAACGTTTTTTAATAATAAACCTACCGCCTCGACATATGAAATCACTTACTGCTACTAACCTTGTAGAGTGGCTATTTGGACAAGACACAAGTATTAAAGTAATGACAGGCTCATATAACGAAACGTTATCTTCTACTTTTGCCAGAAAGGTACGAGATACAATCGACGAACAGCCATCTCTCGGCAATGAGGTATATAACAACATATTCCCTAAAACTAAAATAAAATACGGACAGGCTAGTAAATCTCTATGGTCGCTCGAGGGGAATGGTCAAGATAATTATTTAGCAACATCGCCTACTGGTACCGCAACAGGTTTTGGCGCAAACTATATACTCATAGATGATATTATAAAGAACGCTTATGAGGCGTTTAACCGTACTATATTACAGAACCACTGGGATTGGTTCTGTTTAGCAGGGGAAACCAAGGTCCACACGCCAACAGGTGAAGTAGAGATTAAACACATTCGTATTGGCGACAGTATATTAACCTACAACCATGACCAGTGTATAATAGAACCCAGGAAGGTAGTGCGAACTAAAAAGCAAAAAGCAGAAGTTTACACATTAAGATTTACTAATGGTCAAGAAATTACAGCAACGGGAAATCATAGGTTCTGGACAGGTAAAAAATACCAGCAACTCGAAGAAATCTTGCGAGAGATGTGGGGGGAGCTTAAACCGGGGGAAACAGTACTGTTCAACCATATGCAGAAACAAGGCAAGACAGAGCAGACTGCCTCTAGTGAATTGTCTAAACTGCATCAAAACAATAAGAATGGAGCGCGTAAACCGACCAAGAATGTTTTGCTCTACGGAATGTCGGCACTCGTACAGGGCAAAGAACAGCAAAAGCAGATATGTTATGTGGAACAAAATCAGAGACGAGGAAAAACAGAAATACAAAAAATGCCAGAAGTGCCAGAAGACGAACAAACTCCATGTACACCACATAGACCACAACAGCAGAAACAACGAACTATTAAATTTGATAGTTCTATGCCAATCGTGCCATATCAAATATCACAGGCAACACGAAAAGACACAAATAAGCTTCAAGCAGTATATGACATTGAAGTAGAGGGCAATCATAACTTTTTTGCTGAAGGTGTCTTAACTCATAATACTAACACAATGATACAAAGAACAGAGGGTGATGATTGGAAAGTCATCGCTATTATGACCAGATGGGCTAAAGAAGACCTCGCAGGTAGAATCATAGACGAATACGGTGACTTGGTGCAGGTGATACAGTATAAAGCTGTTGGTGATGATGGCAAAATGCTATGTGATGAAATACTTAATAAGACTGACTATGAGATAAAGACAAGGAAGATGTCAAAAGAAATAGTAGAAGCTAACTATAATCAGAAGCCTATAGACGTACAAGGTAGACTATATGATACGTTTATGGAGTGGGATGTGTTACCCGAAACTGAAGAGGAAACTGTGCTTAACTATACTGATACGGCAGATAAGGGGACTGACTATTTATGTTCAGTATCGTATAAGGTAATAAACGGTAGTGTCTATATACTGGATGTGGTTATGTCAGACGAACCAATGGAAATAACGGAGCCTAAAGTAGCCATGATGTTAGATAGAACAAAAACTACACTTGCATATATAGAAGCTAACAATGGCGGTCGAGGCTTTAGACGCAACGTCGAGAGGGAACTTGCACAGATGAATAATAATAAATGTACTTTAATAGATAAAAATCAAACCTCTAATAAAGAAGCGAGAATACTAACATCGAGCGCATGGATACAGCACAATGTTTACATGCCTAAAAACTGGCTTAGTAAATACCCGGACTTTGCTACTCAGTTATTGAGCTATCAGAGGAAAGGCAAAAATGAACATGATGATGCACCTGATGTTCTGGCTGGTATATATGAGTTGACAGCCAATACAAGCGCTACAGATTATAGTTGGGGTATTGAATAGACACACATATACATTGATTGTTATACTAAAAGAAAAGGACATAACACATTGAAACCATTTAGAACACTTACAAATCTATTCAAGAAACCGGAGATGTCACACAATTATGTGGGGGCGCCATCATTTGCAGAGGTAAACCCATACGGATACCTGTCTCATTACGAGTCAGACGCTTACTCTACATCATACCCAAGTGTTAGAGCTATCTCATCAGAGTTTATGACCATAAAGCCGTTTGGTATAGATGCCAACGGCAAACCAACACAGCACCCAGCAATTGACGCATTGTATCACCCTAACCAAAAAGATAGCTCAGTTGCGTTTTTCGAGAAACTTGCAGTATCGTGTCTGGTCATGCCTAAAACATACATACTTGTATGGCGCAAAGAGAACGGTGAGGCTAAGCCGGGCGGTAACTATGGTGTAGGCGGTAAAAACATAGCAGGCTATACATTTATAGAAAACCCTACAATCTCTATAAAAGACAGAAAAGTCTATTATAGTATAGGCTCGCAGACGTTTACAGATAAAGAAGTGATTGTTCTAACTGGTGGTGTTGACCCGTATAATTTATACGGTGGTTACTCTCCTAACATAGCCGCTAAAAGATGGGCTACGCTTGATGATTATATAGCCGATTTTCAAAAAGGCTTTTTCGAAAATAACGCCATTCCAGCAGGCCACTTTATTATAACGGCTGCATCGCAACAGGACTACAAAGACACAGTTGCAAAGCTAAAAGAGAAGCACAGGGGTGCTGGTAATAATAACAATGTAACATATACCCCCAGACCAATAGGGCAAGATGGCAAGCCTGCAGATGCAAAAATTGAGTGGATACCATTTGCGCAGAGCAATAAAGACATTGATTTTAAAAATCTATTTGAACAGGCTAACAAGCGTGTAGATATGTCTTACGGAGTCTCGCAGTTTATAAAAGGGGTTGATGACGCGCCTAACTATGCTACTGCTCAAGTATCAGAAAAGAACTTTTCCAAGAGGGCTGTTTACCCACTAGCACTCAGGACTTATACACAGATAACCCATGAGCTAAATAGAATCACTGGTGGTTTAGGTATTGCAATCACTTTTAAATATGACATTCCTATAGTAGCCGATGAGGAAAAAGTACAAGCCGAAAAAAAGAATGTCGAGGCAAACATAATAAGAACAATGGTATTAGAAGGTTATTCTCTAGACTCTATTGTTGACGCTTTCGAGCTATCTAATGGCTATAAGCTATTAAAGAAAGAAGAAATTATTGCTGTAATCGAGAATGACAAGCCAGATGTTGACCAGGGTGATGAGGTTGAGCAGTCACCTGATCCGTCTAAAATAGACGGTGTGACACCTCTAAATATAGTAAAAACAAAAGCCGAGCTAACCGATGAACAGAAAATAGAGAATGTTGCACGTACTTATATGCAGGCGCAAATAGACAGAGTTGCAAAAGAATATAAAGACACTGCGACCAACGCAGTAGAGCCAGAGGCTAAAGAATACGAACTAGAGGACTTTATAGAAGGGGTGCTTGCAATAGTCTCGGGCATTTTACTTGTAAACGGCGAGAAGGAGTACACGCTAGCAAGCACATTACTTGGTAACGCTTTTAACGTTGACGAGTTGCAGGGCTTTACGTTCACAAGTGCCGTCGAGGACGCATACAGAGGCTATCTAAAGCAAGTTGGCACAAGTTACGGTCAAGATACTGCAGAAGCAATCAGGAAGGTACTAGCGGACGCCTCCGACAGTGGATTGACGGTAAAAGAGACAGAAAATGCGCTTAAAAATATTATGAACACAGATGAGTACAGAGTTAAGAGATTGGCTCGCACAGAATTAAACAATTCACAAGCACAGGGCAGTCTAGAGGGTATTAAAAGCATAGAGGCAGAAACTGGCGTTAAGTTTGAAAAGTCTCTCGATCACTCAAATTCTTCATCTACTCCTTGCGAATTTTGTCTCAGTTTAGACGGCAAGTGGTATTCTACCAACGAGCCTTTTTTGTCTTATGGTGACTCTTTGACAGGAATAAATGGTACAATATATGTAAACGATTGGGCGGATTATCAAGCAGGCGATATACACCCAAACGGAAAGGGTGCAATGATTTACAGGGTAGTACAATGATGGATTTAAATGTTAGATGTCAATTTTGCGAAAGGTTTATACCAGTACAGGCAGATAAAAGCATGACCGTCAGGATACGATGCTCGGATCGCAAATGTAAACAATGGAATGATATAAAAGTTGTCTTTTTAAGTGATGAGAGAAGAAGTCACCACGATACTACACCTCTAGAAAATGACAAGATAAAAAAAGAGCTTGCCGAATTAAAATCTAAAATAGAGCTTGCAGATAATAAATCTAAAGAATATGAAGTGTTGATGTCTAAGCTTGCCGATGCCGAAGAGTATGCTAAACAATTGGAGAGCATAATAGATGGACAAGTCTAAGTTAATAGAACTCAGAAAAAAGAAGATAGCTAACAAAAAAACTGCTGAAGATAAAAAGCATGGAGAACTGTTAGACGCTTTGTTTTCTTTAAGTAGCGCATTAAGCGACGAACCACTGAAACTAGAGTCAATTCAGAAGATACTAAATGAATTGTCAGAGGTGTCACTGTTTAATAAACAGATGCTTGATTTATACAATAGCCTTAAAAACTCACTAGATAAAGAGGTGAGCATATCCAAAATGACTGAACTATTATCTGAAATAGCAAAAGGAGACGTAACACCTGTAGTAAATGCTATTAAAAACCTTAGTAACGCAGTTTTAGAAAATAAAAGCCAAGCCCCCGAGGATTATATACCAGTACGCCGTGTTAGGCGTGTTGGTAAAGAGTACGTTTTTGATGATGACAGTTCTGCTCCTGTAGTATCAGTTAGTGGTTCTGGTGGCGGTGGTGTACAGCTGACACTTACTAGAAACAACACCACGGCGCTAGCAGTGGTAAACCCTGACGGCACGCCTATAGCAGGCGGTTCTGGCGGTGGTTATGAAGTTGTTGGGTTAAAAGACGATACAGATACACGCATAAACCCGGCGACTGCTGACATACAAACAAGTGGTCAACAGCGCACTATGATTGTCAACGGTGATAATATCCCAGTAGAAACAAAACCAGTCCAAGACAGTTTAGATGGCACAGAAGAGGCGCTGATAACTCACTCAGTTATTCAGGGGTACTCTACTGGTGGCGGTGGGCAGTACCACGATGTTAAAGTCACTCCGAGCGGTGCACTGACAGTGGAAGCAGACATTCAGAATGAAGTAAGCGTCAATGTAACTAATCCAATTTATATAATACGTAATATATCAACACCAACCGACCCGGAAATAGATACTTATAAATATTTTGGTTTTGAGGACATAAACACAGGTAGTTGGAGGATTATGAGAAAGACATTATCAAATAATGTATTTATGTATGATACTGGAGCATCAGATTACCATACCGCTTGGACTAATAAATCTGGTGGTATCTATTTATGACTTAGTTACAATGTCACTATATATGGTAAAATAATTATAAGGAGAATCTACTATGTCAAAAAGAGAAGAAACCCAAGAAGAAGTACGGCCAGTTTCAACAAAAATAGCGTCGGCCGTTTTGTTACTTGAAGAGAAGTTGTGCCGTGAGTACGATTTATCTCTCGAAGAATTGCGGGCATCGACTATAACAATAAAAAACGGTGAAGTAACCGTGAAAGGCAAGAAATGAGTAAGTCAAATACATTCGAGAATGATATTCTCAAACTAATTTTCAACAACGTAGACATCGCTGATATTGGTGACGCGGGTGGCTTGCAGAACTCTGCTGCCGCTGGCAACCTTTATATTGCTCTTCATACATCAGACCCAGGTGAGGCTGGAAACGCTTCAACGAACGAGTCAGCCTACACATCTTATGCCCGTGTTGCTGTAGCTCGTGATGCTGGTGGCTGGACTGTTTCTGGCAACTCTGCCACAAACGCAGCTCTAATCCAGTTCCCTGAGTGTACTGGTGGTTCTGAAACTATCACACACGTTTCAATAACGACTGCATCAAGCGGTACAAGCAAGATTCTCTACTCTGGTGCGTTGAGTGCTTCACGTTCAGTTTCTAGCGGTATTCAACCTCAATTCGCAGCATCAGCACTAACTGTAACGGAAGATTAGTCATGGCAGAAAAGAAGAAACCAATTATTGTAGAGGTGAGCGCAGGACTTAGCGGAAAGAGTCTTTTTGGAAAGCAGACCACTACGCCCGTAGCCACTAAGGGCACAGAGACTTTTGATTGTTTAGAGTGCGGTGTAGTCGTTGAAGTGGATGGTGCAGCCTACCCTGAATCGGGG